CAAGCCTCTATAGGGGCTACTGGCGGGTTAACTGCTACGTTAAGCCCTGAAGAGCAAGCCTTGCAAAATCGATTGCTAGGGTTTAGCTCTCAAGCCTTTGGGATGCTAAGTGATCCAGCGCAAAGAGAGCAAGAACAAACATCACTTATTAATATGCTGACTCAAGACCCTACGGCAAGAGCTGCGCGAGAGCAGGAGATTATGGATAATCTCACAGCCTTGCAAGCACCCGAACAAGAGCGGCAACGCCTGGGATTAGAGGAGCGTTTGTATGGTCAGGGCAGAACAGGAGTTAGAACCAGCATGTTTGGGGGCACTCCTGAAGCTTTAGCATTAGAAAAAGCTATTCAAGAACAGCAAGCTGGATCAGCTTTAACAGCTATGGAACAAGCAAGAGCAGAGCAAGCTTTAACATCGCAGCAAACATTAGCAGGACTAGGAGAGCTACGAGGTAGAATGACCTTGGCTGGTGACTTAGGGCTACAAGCTATTCCAGGTGCGTATCAAGGACAGCAACAGCTCTTGGCTAATTTGCAGCCATCATTAGAAGCTGCAAGACTAGGGTCAGCTTTACAAAGCACAGGTTTAGGATTGGGAACAGGACTAGCAGAGTCTACTTTAGAAGCACAGCTTGGTTACTCAGCACTCGCTAATGCGCTACGTCAGCAGCAGTTCCAAGGATTGTTTGATCTGTTAAAGGGTGAGCAAACTAAAGATTCTTCTTCAGGAGGAGCTGCTACAGATCCTAACTTTAGATTTTACGATCCAAACACTTATCAAAATGCTAATCTGCAAGATATCGGCAACATTGCAAATGCAGCTTCAGGTCTTTTCGGGAGATAATCATGGCTATAAATATATCTACGCTGTTTGCAGACATTATTGATACTCCTGAACAACGCCAGGAGAAACTGCTACAACAAGGCATGGCTCAAGGCCAGCTATTAGCATCAGGTCTTACAGGCCGGGCTAGAGCATTAGCTCCTCTTGCTCAAATGGCAGGTCAGTTAGGTGTGCAGCGTAACGAAGACATTCGCAGGGCAGTACAGCCTATGTTTGGGATTGATCCCAGGACTGATTCTGAAAAGATGGCAGAAAAAATAGGACAAATAGATGCATCTACACCAGAAGGTTTGTTACAAGCAGCTCAAGGTTTGCAAAATGTTGACCCTGTTAGAGCGGCAGCTTTACGTCAGGCCGCGAGTGAGATGCGTGTAGAGCTATCAGACAAAGCAAGAACTTTTGAAAGGCAAGATGAGTCTGATGCCAGAGCAAGAAGGGCTGAAGAAAGAGCCATAAGGGCAGCAGAAAGAGAAGAAACATCTTTTGAATGGAGAACCGAAGATCAAATAAGAAATAAAAAATTATTTGATAATAGCATTATAACTTTTAATAACAATCTAAGTGATAGACTGCAAACACAAGCAGATAAAGAGCAAGAAATTAATTCTTCTAATATTCTTAAAGAAAGTCTTGCTGAACAAATGTTAGAGCGCGATCCAGAGAATCCTTATCTTAGTATATTGCAGGATGCAGATTCTTTTATTCCATTACCTGAATTGCGTTTAATTGAAAATAATTTTAAAAATGGTTTAGATATAGACATAGGCGTATATACAGTTTTTGATGACAAAACTGGCAAAAATATGATTATGAGTTTTAACAAAAAAACTGGCGAACAGCTACAAGTAATTGGCGAAAGTGCAAGAACTGCAAGCAGAACAGAAAGAGAGGTTCCTAATCTTTCTAATGCTAGAAGAGGCGATTTAGAACAGGCAGTAAATAATGAGCCGCTATTTGAAAAATACAGAATATTTGACATGGTAGCAGGCGATAAAATAGCAGGAAGAAATGCTCTGGTTGATATGCTGCATAATTATAGTGAAAGAAATAACGAAACTTACGTTCAAAGCATTGCTAAATTAAGACAAGAGTTTCAAAAAATAGATGACGCAGAAACCTCAGAAGAGCAAGATAAATTAAAAGAAATGTTAGGAACAATACTTTCCGCAGGATTGCTGCCATCAGAATCGTTTGTAACAGCAGAAGAAGCAGAAGAAGCAGACGCCGATGGTTGGAGTATTAAATAATGGCTGAAACTCAAGTTACATCTCCCTCTGGTGAAATAATAACTGTTACTCATCCAGAAGGTGCTACTGATGAAGAAATTATTGCTTATGCTAGAAATAATTCTGCCTCTACTGCACAGTCGCAAGCTGTTACAGAAGAAGCCGAGCAGCCATTGCAACAAACTCAAGAACAAATTGATGCATTTAATCAAGAACAGATGGATGGTTTCAGTGCGCTTGAAAAATTAAAATATGAATTTAGCACTACAGAATCGTTTTCGGAAAATGCTGACATTGCTCTTGAAGCCTGGATGCCAATTGGCAGAATAGATTTGTTTAATACTGAGGGTAAAGGACTCTACGCATCGCCTACGGAACTGTATGGCAATGACTTTATGGATTTAAATCAAGATCAAAGAAGAGAAAGAATCCAAGAGGTACGGTATCAAAATCAAGTCAAAAACTATCCTAAGCTGACTCAACTTGCAGAAGCAGGCGCGTCCACAGGTGCGCCAGGTTTTGTAGGCGCACTATCCGCTGCGTTAGTAGACCCAACAACCCTTTCTCCTGTTGGAAAAGGCTATAAAGCAATGGCTGCAATAGGGGGATTAATTGGAAGCAGTTATGAGGCTGTTAGAGGTTTAGCAGAAGAAGGCAAAATTAATCCGGTAACAACTACAGCTTATGGCCTTGGCGGTGCTGTATTAACTCCAGCGTTAGTTAAAGCAGGAAGAACAGCAGCCCCAATAGTATCTAAACAAGTATCACCTGCGCTAAATAAATTAAAAACTAGAATAAATGCTAAACGCAATCCAAAAAAATTTGCTACAGCAGAAGAAACTATGGACGCTATTAATAGCAAAATGATGGAGGTTAGAGCAGAAGGAATTGTAGATGACGAAGGTTTGCTATTGGCAGCATCTAAAAGATTGGGCTTGACTGGAGATGAGGTAGAAGAAGCAGTAATTAACTCAAATACTAAAATAGATATGCCGTGGGATCAAGAAGTAAATAAAGCTGTCTTGGAAGCCAAAGCAGCATTAAATTCTGCTGGGGCAGTCAATAATGATATAAAGCGCAAACTTATCACAACCACTATTAGAAAGGTTAAACAATACAGTCCTGAGATTGCGGGTAGATTGCAAAGATTTGAAAAAAATTCATCTATTAAATCCGCAGAAATGATGCAAAGAATCAGACCATTTCAGATAATGTTTGGAAAATTGTCGAAAGATGTTCAGGAAGAAGTTACAAAGAGATTAAAGAATAAAGATTGGCCTGGGGCTACCAAGCTTGCAGAAGACGCAGGAATTACTTCGATTACTACTAAAGGAATAATTCCTACGGGCAAAACAGGCAAAGGATCGTTTGTTGTAAATGACGGACAAAACAAATATGTAATGACTGTTAAAGAAACAATGGAGCAAACTAAAGCAGTGTTAAATGACATGCACATGTATGCTGACGATGCGTTTAATGATGGTTTAAAATATCTTACGGGTCATTTTCCAAGGGGTAAGATTGATCGTCAAGGACTGTTACAAGCTTTAGGTAGCAAGCAAGAACCAATGTTTAAAGCAGCTTTAAAAAAAGAGGCAGCAAGATTAGAAAAATCAGTAGATGATTTAACTGAAGCTCAAAAAGACGCAGTATTTACAAATTTATTTGAAAGACCCGTTGGAAGTTCTGCTGTTGGTGGATTTAATTCTGGGAAACAAAGAATTTTAGAAACTTTAAATGATGATCTTCTACAATTTTATTCTGATACCGCGCCTGCCGCTTTAGAAAGGTATATAAATCAAACCATTAATCATGTAGAAAAATATAAATTCTTTAAGGGTGTTAACGCCAAAGTTGGGAATAGAGAAAAGTTTAATATTTCTAGCAGCATTGGTAAGTTAACTAGAAAACTGCAAGCAGAAGGAAACTTCACAGGTGATCCAACTGAATTAGCTGAAATTTTGAACATGAGATTTAATGCGGGAGAAAAATCCGCACATGCTTGGTTGCAGCATTTGCGATCATTTGCCAGCAGCCTGCTTCTTGGTAATCCCTTTGCTGCTTTTATTCAGTTTGCAGATCAACTTACTAATATTTATCGATACGGGGGCGATGGTGGGAAAGCAATGCTGCAAACTATTCTTGGAAAAAATGTACAAAATGTAAACGATTTTGGTTTAGCCAATTATGTAGCTACAGATTTATCGGATGTCAAAGGTTTCAGCAAGGCAATGCAAGATACACTGTTTAAGTATAGTGGGTTTAGAGCAGTAGATCGCTTTGGAAAAAATTCATTGTTGCAAGGAGCTTGGAATAAAGCAACTAGGCTAGTAAAGTCTGAGAAAGGATTAAAGAAATTCAAAGAAGAATGGGGCAAAACATTTGGAGATGAATTTGATAGTCTGGTAAATGATTTAAAAGCAGGAAAAGTAACCGAAAATACCAAGTTATTATTGTGGAATGAATTGTCTGGATCACAACCCATTTCTCTTAGTGACATGCCCCAAGGTTATTTAGCCGCACCAAATGGAAGAATATTTTATCAGTTAAAATCTTTTACTTTAAAACAGATACAGCTATTAAATGACAGTGTTGTTGATGAAGCAAGGAAAGGCAATTACAAAACAGCAGGAAAGAACGCCGTAGCTTATGGTCTGATAGTTGGAGGTGGGCAGTCTATAGTACAAGAAGCCAGGAACGCTGCCAAAGGAAGAGGATTTGAGATAGATAGAATTCCTGATCATTTTACAAATTATGCGCTATCAATGATGGGGTCTTCCAAGTATAACCTAGAACAAATTGAAGATTTAAGACTTACTGATGCCATAACTAGCATGGTATCACCAGCAATTCTTTCTGTATCAGATTTTGTAGAAGATCAAGGACGGGCAATAACCGAACTAAGCGAAGAAGGCTATGATTGGTCTGCTATTGATAAAAAGAATTTTAGAAAATTCCCTGGTGTCGGAGACATGTACTATAATTTCTTTGGTGGAGGAATAGAAGACTTCCTAGAGCGAGAGGAAAGAGAGCGCAATAAAGACTAACCTTTGACTTCAATGCAATAACTCTTCGCCTTTATTTTTTTCATCCAAAAACTTTAAGAATTGTTTTTTCATAAGTTCGTTCTGAGTAATAAATTCTGTCAGGTCTTCGAGCATAAACATTATTGTGCCTATGACGTTAACATCATGCCCTTCTAATGTGTGCAGCATATCACTGAGCCACTCATCAGCTTCTTCTGGCGTAACTAGCTGCACATGTATTTCATTATCCATTATTCGCCCAGCCTTTTCTTGTGTGTTTTAATCAGCTCTAAAAACTCTGCTAGTAACTCTTCGTAATCTGACTTGTATCGCTTAACTGCTTGCTTCTTCTTCGCGATCATCTCTTCTACAAATTCCCTGCCGTACATATCTTCCATCCACAACGTGTACTCCTGTGCAGCAGAGCCATGTCTCATGCCCCACATATTACAACCTGCACACTGAGGGTGTATGTTCTCTATCTCTAATGCCCAGTATGATGAATTGCCCTTGGGGATAAAGTGACCGCCCTGCATCTGACTGTAGTGCTTAGTCACACCGCATGAAACACAAGCGCAGTATCCGTTATCATCAGCAGCAGAGATACGTGCAAGCTTCTGAATAGCTCGATAACATTCCTGGCGCAACATAGCACTGGTTTTAGTTTTTGGTTTAGACTTTCGTTTGCGCCTCTTAATTCTTAGCGACATTACTTCCAGAAGCCTGGGTTTGACTTGTTATTTTGCCAGTAGCGGAGTGTTTTTTCTGCGCGAATTTGATCTTCTTTGCTCATCTTGTCATATCGAAGCTTAATTAAACCGACACTAAATAAGAATGAAGTGATTGGATATACTTTGCGAATAGCTACCACATCATCAGGCTGCTTGTAATGATCTTTGCTTTCTTCCCAATCTTCTGGCATATAGTCCATAAAATTTATTGGCTTAACCATTCCTGCACTTCTCCCGCCGACTCTTCTGCTTCAAAATAATTCAACATTAGTTCGGGCGCACATTCAACTTGCAAGGTTACTGTTTGCCTTTGTACATCATACGTGAATATAGGGTTTTGACGCAATGTGGTACAGCGCATGCCATGAAACTCAAACTCAGGACGCACAGGCTCTGCAACAGCAGTTGGTTCTTCAACAGGCGTGGGCAAGAAGCGTTCGTAAGCAAAGAACACTACCAGGCTGCTAACAATGACCAGAAAAGACACAAACAACGTGATGGTTAGCAATGGGTTATCTAGATTAGTTTTCTTCATGTGAGTCATCTCCAAGAGAATACACAGAATTCATGTCCATGTTTAGCTCATCGCATATTTCTTTAAAACGCCGAACAGTCATGCCGCTTTGCGATAATGCGTGACAGTAATTAGCTGCACTGATGTCCAGAGCCTTCGCGACAGTCGTGTGTCTAATGTTAGTAATTACATGGGCTTTTCTAATTGCCTTACCTATATGCATAACAACTCCTAAATCGTGCTTTTAAAGTAGCTCAACGTGAGCTTGGAAAATCCACATAAACATTATGTTTCTCGGACATGTGCCTACTTAAAGTTAGATACACTGCGTTAACTTCCTTCGGAGAAAGATCAGATGTTTTTGTTTTGCTAAACATAATATCTTGGATCGGAACCCATAGATGTTTTTTAGCTGACGGTTGCGTCCAAGGGATTTCTACAGATGGCTTTAAAACTGCTCTCATATCCAGCCCAGCATCACACAAAGCCTGTGCCAGCCATTCACAATATAGATGCAAGGAAGAGTTTTGCTTTTGAGTTCGTTTCCCTTCTGGCAATTTCTGTAAATTAACAATACCTCCGTTAGGGCAACCCGACAAAAAGCTACGAGATTCATTATTAACTGGAAGCAATGCCCCATTGATTAGTTTAAATTCCATCATCCGCTCCTAGCTTATCCTCGGGGTGGCTAGCCTAGCTCCATTAATTCCATAGGGCTTTTCGGCTCTGGCGGCGCTACATAGCCATGCTTTGCGGCATATAACAATGCGCTATCTCTAGCAGATTGCCGAATTGCCTTTACTGTCTCTAGTAGCTTTTTGTCATCAATTCCATGCTGTCTAAATAACATATCTAATTCATCTTCCATTCTAACTCTCCATATAATCAGTCAAGATGGGGGCTTGCGCCCCCGTTAAATTAAAAGGGTACATCTTCTGCTGAGATTTCAGGAGATGCAGGTAAACCATTAGACTTTGCTGCATCTTTAGCCTTGACCGACAGACTCATGTAAGCTTTGCCAGCTTGCGATTCCTTTAACCATGCATTGAGATAGAACTCTTTCCCATCTACGTTAATTGTGCCGTTGTAATCGGAGTGAGTTGGCTGCTCTTTCCTTTCGTTTTTAAACAGCGCACCTCGGTTAGTGTTATCGTAATCACTCATTTAAATCTCCTAATCCCAAAATTTAATGATATTATCATTGATTGAATTGACCGCCCTGGACACGCACTCTTCCAGTTTGGCTATGTATTCCTCATCACGCTCAACGCGAACGATCAAAGGTTTCATGCCAGGATGATAAGAAAAGAAATCCCACCAATCACGCTCCGTTACCCATAGACAGCCCATTACTTGCTGTTTATATTTCAAGGGCAGTATGCCATCCCTCAAGTAACCTACGTGTGTTGCTCCAGCAGGACATTTTATTTCCAACCCTCCCGATTCGCCTACCAATCCGTCTGGTGAACAACCAGCAGCGATTGTTTCGTGTAGACAGAAACCGACTTCCTCAACTTCTACATCTTGCAGTACACAATACAGGTCACGCGCTTCAGGTTCTAACTCAGTACCGCGAAGCATGTGATCATTTTGATAAAACGGAGTTTGCTCTCCAGTTAGTTCTTCTGCTACCAGTTGATTGATGTAGCTGTCAGCTTGCGTAGACCAGACACCTTTTGATGTGCATAGCTTAGAGAACATAGACGCGCTAGGGCATCCTAATCTAGACTCAATCCAACCTGGAGTACCTTGCTCATGCTTACAAATTCTCATAGATCATCCTTATTGCACTTGGGGCTTTGGCATTTCATCTTGTAGAAACTTAGTAACACGCCTGAACATTTGCTGCACTCTCGCGTTCCAGTATCGTAGTCACTAGATCGAATGACGCGACCGCCATCTCTCTTATCACCCCGATAGAAAACGTGTCCAGCTTTTTCTAGTTCGTTGGGTCGGCTAGTAATTGAGCTAGACTGAATGTGCGGGTGCGCTTGCGTCATCTCTTTGATGGTAATGCCTTCTTTGCCAGAAGAATTTATTAAATCAAATACAAACTTTCGCATTTTCCCAGTTGGTGCTGCTGTAGCTGCATCCTTAGAAGTCTGCGGATCGCTAGTCCTGGACAGCTTGTGAGGTGGCGTGTCATCGAATAGATCATCCATTTAACATCTCCCTTCTTGCTTTATTTTGCTCTTTATTTAATTTCAATCTTGCTTTGTCATACTCTTCCTGCAAGTCATAAATCCAATCGGACAACACATCCAGTTTCAAGAGTGAATTTTCATAGTTAAACTCAGGGGTGAGGCTGATACTGCCTTCGCCGCATTCATAGTTAGCCATTAAATCACCAGCTTTCATCACTGTTAGCTTTTCTTTACCAATGGGAGGGTACTGACTAGCCATGTCTTCCCCCTTACGCAGATGCCATCTGTTTAATTTCAGACAGCATTTCTGGGCTGACCTTGTATTTCTTTTTAAGAGATGACACAACCTGATTGACTGTTTTCTCTTTGCTGTCAATCTGACCTTGCATAGCACCGCGCCACTTCTCCAGTTCTATCTCTGTAAACCAAGGCTTCTCAGTTTCGGTTGAGTCTTCTTTGGTATTGTCTCGCGAATCTGCATCCTTGCCGTCATCGATAGCAAACAGACCATTGAGAGCGTACTTCCTGGCGTAACTAGAGGTAGCTCCGGTGATTTGGCTAACGTCCATGCCTTTCCTGCTGTCAGCCTCTCTCGCGTAGCCTGTAGCTTCTGCGACAAAATTATTGTCAATTGTCCTCACAACAGCGGTGGCCTTGATGTAATATCTATCGCCGATATATTCCAAAGAATCACTAATTGTTAGATACATCTCGGCTTCTGCTAACAAAGGTTTAACAGACTCTAAAATATCTTCTGCTGACCTGTAGTTATAATTACCAAATGCATTTCTCTGGCCTTTCTTGGCTTTTAACTTCTGCTGAATATTTATTATGCTCATACTTCTGGCTCCTGTTGTTCTATCTGCAAAGATGTTAGGTATAGATCAAACCAAGCATTTCGATAAGATTCCCAGGCTTCTGATCCAGGCTTATAGGTATTTTCCTCACTGCCATCTCGCCAATCCCATTGGGCTTTGGCTTTAGCTTGACTTAAAGAGTTATCCATTATTGACCCCTCTTGAAGCTAGCGGCCTCATCAGACTCTTGTTGAGTCATTTCAAACTGCATATCTGATTGATATTCCTCATAAAATTCTTCAACCTCTAGCTGAATCGCATCGCGAATCATCGAGCCAAATGTTTCATTTAGCTTAGATGGATTGACAGAGATTGGTGCAGAAAGCAGAGTCACAATAGAAGCCAAGCAGTCTTGCAGAGCTTCGGATTGCGAAAGAGGTACGGGTGATTCGGAGTTGTAAAGATCGATGTGTTCTTTGATGTTCATAGTGCATCCTCCCAGACGTTGATAAAATAATAATCGCTAACAATTGTTGCTGTCAACAATAATCTTAGATATATTTATATGAATTTCTAATTAACCAGGAGAAAGTTATGCCAGTAAGCACATATAAGTTAAAAATAGGTGGCAGTTACTGCCGCTGCTCTGCCTGTGGAGAGGTGTTCTCAGGCATTACAGGTTTTGACATGCATAGGGTAGGGGCATATGACGAAACGCGCTCCTGCACCCCCCTACAAGGCTCTGAGGTGACTATGTTAAGCCCAACAGGGAAGGAACAGACATTTACATTAGAGCATTCAGCTCGCGGGTCTTATTGGCGGCTCAGATAATCCGGACAAATTTTTATAAAACTTGTCCTTTTATTTATTTTTAATCAAAGTTAAACTGATAAGGATACCCCTCCCGCTCCGTTAATTGGAGTGAATTGCTGTGGAAATAGAAGTTTAAATTACCTTCCCAGGCTCCATGTCTCTGCTTCGCGATGATGATCTGGTGATCATACGACTTAGATAGATATTCCTGCTGCTTCTCATCTAGCTCCCGCATCGTAGCTATCTCTTTAAGAGTCTCACGTTTGCGGTTAGGCTGGATAATAATCACATTGTCTGCCATGTCGGACAGAGAACCCGCGCCTCTAATACTGTATCGCGAGGGTGCAATTGATTCATCATCATGCATAGGCTTCTTAACATGCGTCACGATGTGCAGGTGGGCTTGATTACGCTTAACTATGTACTGCATCTTGTTGATGAATTCATTCTGCTTATTGTAATCGTCATATTTCAGGGCGATCTTACTCAGCGAATCCAAAACTACATGCTCACATCCTAGCTCTTTCGTGGCGTATTGGATGAATCCGATGATTCTTTCGGGCGGTAGAGTATCCAGCGCATCGAAGATATATATCCGATCTTGNGCCCAATCCATAAACCGTTGGACAAACTCATCTGATGGTCGGCCTTGATGTGCTCCTGCTGCTTGCATTAGCATCCGGTGCAGGGTAACTGTAGGCTGCATCTCCAAGCTACAGATGCACACCTTCCTAGTCTTCGCGAGATGGAGCATGATCTGGCCTAGCACCATACTCTTCTTCGATCCGTTGTACCCAGTTACCAAGGTCATCTCGGATGGCCTATATCTGAACAAATCGAACGACTTCGGGAAGGGTAGCTTGTCCCCATAGGCAACATGATCAGTGTTATTGTATTCAATT